TTTATCTAACATTAAAAAATTATTTCCCTCTTCTTCCAAAACCTCCTCTAGTTCCTTTTTATTTATCCAGCTATTTTTTTTCAAAAATCTAGTATGTTTTCTGTCTGCTGAATTTATTAGAAAAACGCCAATAATTTTTCTTTTTCTCTCTTCTTTTTCACTCATAAATCTTCATTAAATTAAGTCTATTTTATTTGAAAATTAAGAAAAAATAAATTAAATATAGTTTACATAAATTAATAAATCTTATTTAATAATATTTATATTAAAAATAAGCTATTTAAATCAATTTTAAGAGTTTTTAGTCTCTGCTAGTATGATTATGCTTTTTTGTTTTTTAAATCATTCTCTGATTGTGTGGATATATTAAATTTAGATTAAATCACGAAAAACAAACTCTGATTTTCTGAAAGCTTGATTTTTTGTTTAGATAGGTACTTTGTATAAAAAATATTGTCCTGATACTGCATAATGAAAATAAACTTCATTTTCTATATTCCAAAGTCTAAGGTTTACATTTCCCAATCCTGTTTTTATTAAAGCACCGCTTGATTTATCCCATTTTTTAAATAAAAATCCATTTGTGCTATTAGCTTTTGTGTAAATATAATCCTCGTCTATTGATATGTCTTGTAAGTCTAAATCATTTGTATCTGCTGTTGCTAGTGTGATTGTATCATCTAAAGTTAGAGTTGTTCCAGAAAATGATACTTGTTGAATTTCGTTAAATGTTCCTGTGTTGTTGTATGTAAAAAAATCAGTTCCATCAAAACTTATATTAGAACTTGAATTAAATGTAATGCCTGTCATTTGTACATTATTTGTCAAGTCTGCGATTTCATATCGCCAAAGCTCCGTGCTATCAATTAATACATAGATATAACTACCATTGATAATAAAATTATTTATTAAACTTGCTGTTGGTTTTTCATTAGTTACATTTCTTGACGCCCATATTTTATTTTCTGCATCAAAAATAGTAAATGTAGTACTACTTATTAGAATTGATTTTAGAAAATTATCTGTATAAAAATTATTTATTGCTGTTGATATTCCGACTAAGCTTTTACCGTGATATTGGTTATTTACTTTCGTTGTGATCTCATTCACTTCCACCGCTGGTAAATTTCCACCTGCTACATAATCATCTTTTAAATCATTCATCTAATAATCCTAAATTATTAAATATAGTTGCGAGTCTATATGCTGTTATATTCTCATTAAAATTCTTTGTGATTATTCCCTTTTTCTTTGCTTTTTCGCAAGATAATTTTGCCCATTTCGGTATATTTTCAAGTTCATTTTCTGAAATTTCCTTGATATATTCATCTGAAAAGTTTCTACCTGGACAACTCTTATAATTTGCAAAATCTCGATGAAAATAAATTTCTAAGTCATATCTAGTTTTTAGCTCCTTGACTAGATTTTTTAAACTTTGAATTTGCTTTTCAGTTGGTTTTTCTATGTCAAAATTACCAGTTAAGCAAACTCCTATTTCTTTATTTTGTCCGACTGTGTGAGCTCCTCTTTCTCTTTCTTCTCTGGCTTGTTTTAACTCTCCTTGAGGCTCTATGAAATAGTGATATCCAATATAATACCCTAATTTACTTTTGAAGTTCCAAAGCCCTTTATGATAATTATTTACCGCATCAAATTGATTATTATTTTTATCTCTACTTACTGCGGTATGGTGTATTATTAATTTTTTAGTTTCCATTGTGTCCTTTTAACATTGTTTGAATACTTGCAAGTTGTGTTTCAATTTTCGCAAGTGAAATTTTTATAATTTCATTTTGTTTTTCCTCTGCTTCTAATTTTATTTTCACCTCCATAATATCTATTTGATTTCGATTTACATTATTGGAAATTGTAGTACTTTTTATAGTCAATCCTACAACTAGACTTATTATAGTTATTAGTGTTCCGATTGTAATAATTATCTTTTTATCTTTTAACATTTCTTCTTCATTTATTAATCTTTGGTTTTGCATAGCTTAATAATGCCAAAAATCCCGCAATAAGAGAAGATAAACTAACTCCTATTGATAATAATTGGCTTGTTAACTCGTTTTGGTCTATATCTCCATAGCCGAAAAGCTGTAAAAAAAAACCGACAACACAAACAATACTTGCCCAAACTCTTCGTTGTTTTAAAAGATTTAATAAATTCATCATTATATGTTTTTTTTAATTGTTTTTGAAAATTCTTGAGTTGGTTCTGAACCCTCATTTACTATTTCTTTGGCTTCCACTTTTCCATTCGTGATTTTTACAAAAGTTATTTCTTTTTTCATTGTTTTGAATTTAATTTAATTGATTTTAAGGATTCTAAAAATCTAAAGAGTTTATTGAGATATTAAAATTTGAAAATGTTATGTCATCTCCTGAATTATCATTTGTGCTTACAATTTGAATTGTATCGTTTTTCTCAAGTTTTAAAATCATATTCCCACCATTAACAAATAATTCATCTGCTGTTTTTCCAAATGTACACATTTTAAAATCTGATTGAACTTCATCATTTAGCTTTATTGTAGTTGAAAAAGTAGTTCCATTTGTATCTACTTTCCCGCAAGAATCCCAATTTATAATGAAATATCCTGTCTTTTCTCCTATATATTTTATTTTATCTGTATCTAAAATAAAGTTTTTCATAGGTAAATTATTAAAAACTCCTTCTACTGCATACCAAGTTCCCGCTGTTGTGATCGTGGTCGCTGTTTCGCTTTCCAAACTTCCAAAAACATAAGCCCTATTTTTCCCATTTTCTTTTAAGGTTTGCACTTCTTTTTGTAGATTTATGACATCGTATTTCATTCCTTGAGTTAGTCCGACATAGCTAAATATACCTTGACCGCCCCCTGCTCCTAGTTCTAAAAAGTTCTTACTTATATTTATCGTATAATCTAAATAAACAATATCACTAGAAGTAAATGAAATATAATCTCCGTCTTCTAATTCTGTGCCGTCTGCTGTTCCTTGTGCGTTCGTTATTGTTATTGTCTCGCTATCATCTAGGCTTGTGTCAATAGGTAAATAAACAAATCCTTTTGAATCTGTAGTTGCTTGAAATTCAAAAGCACTTGCTCCATATTTATTTTTTCTGTAGTAAACTCTGTCTACATTGCTTGATAATTGAACCCCTAAAGCAAAAGCATTATCTCTTCCTGTTGGATATATCTTACCTGTTGATACTGAATGAGTATCAATATCACATTCTACTCTAAAATTATATATTGAAAAATATGCGTTTGTTGTATCTTTAGCTACTTTAATAAAAACCCTTGATTGACCATCAAATAAATTTGTTTCTACTTTGCTTTCTTCTGTTGCCTCTGAATTTAATATAAATTCAGTCCAGTTTAGATTATCATTAGAAATTTGGATTGTTATTCCTTTATCTTTCGGTGAAAATAATCCTGCATAAACTTTCAAGTTAGATATTGGAAATTTTGCACATATCTCCCAAGTCAAAGCTCTTTCACTTGTATCTACATTTGCTCCTATTCTGCCACTATTATTAGAACTTTGTTTCCAGCCATTCGTTAATAAACTATCTGTTGAATTTGCTGTATATCCTCCATTATCTATAGAGTACAAATTATCAAACCATTTAGAAGTTCCAAATTCAAAATCTTCTTGAAAAGTATATTTTCCGTTAACAATATCATAAGTTGCTCCATTTAGTATTTCTCCTGTTGTCTGTGTTGTAATTCCATTTATCGTTGCTTTTGGATTTTCTGTTTTTTTAGCAAAATGAGTTTTAAAATAAATATCATTGCTAGTGTTTTCTGTCCAAGTTGCACTTGCATATTCTAGTTGGTCTCCTCTTGCATATAAACTACTTGCACTATTTGAAGTTGCAAAATAATTTGTATCGCTTGCGCTTCCTTCTCTTTCGAGTGTGAATGCTACTTTTGATAAATCATCTAATTCATAAGGTAAAGGCAAGGTATATTCTGCCATAGTTGATGATAAGCTATCTACTGCTATTGAATAACTTGATAAAAGTGTATCTGGTAAATCAGTTGATAAATCATAAAGATTTAAAAATAAATTGTCTGTAGGAGTTCCTATTGTTTTAAGATTTACACTTATTTGAGATAATTTCACACTTTCAGGTGTAAATTGTTGTCCTACTGCATCAAGTGTAGTAGTTCCAAAGTTTAAAGTTAAATCATCTTGTGAATAATATTGATCAATTATTGTATTTGTTGTTTCTCCTTTTATGCTTGTTATTCCACTAAATACATTATCATTTGTATTTTCCACTTCTATTACTTCTTTTAATTCTAAAGAATTTATATCAAACCAAGCACTAGAAATATTACCAGCTATATCATTATAAAATCTAATACTACAAGCTTCTGCACTTGCATTTGTTGTAAATGTTTTTTCTAAAAGTACCCAATCGTGATCTCCGCTTAGTTTATCACTTGTTATTAATTGTGAATTTCCGCTTGTATAGTCGCTAGTTCTTACCACCACATAGACACTATCAGTTGCTACATTTTCAGTTTTTACCCAAATTCTAAATTTATAATTTGTACTAGCTTTTAATTTTATAAAATCTTTTCGAGTTGTAGGTGCTGATATATTGCTAGTTGCTCCTATGCATCTTCCTGTTATATCTGTTGTGGATAATTTTAATGTAAAATCTCCAGTTCTTTTTATATCGCTGTCAAATTCTCCACTAACCGCTGTTGTGCTTCTGTAAAAATAAATCCCATAGTCTTCGTCTTCTATCCAACCGCTAGTTGTTCGTGCAATATCTCCTGTTGCATTATCAATTTTAGAAATAAAACCACCATCTGAATTTACAGAACTCAAAGAAATTTCGGGGGCTTTTGTGATTCTGTCGTGGATATAATCTCTAACTGCATTTTTACTTGGTGCTTTATCTGTTATCCCATCCCAAGTTGTATCATCGTATGCTGTATCTGATACTGTATCACTTGCTATATTGCTTTGTAATAAAGTATAGGTAAGTTTTTTTGTTTCGTTCGCACTATCATCTACTATAGGTATTTCGTCTGTTCCTTCTAGTGTTGATATTGCTGTTAATTCGCTGATTTTTTTTGAACTCATATATTTTTTTTAATTTATTTCCACCCTGCAAAATTATGATTACTAGGAACTTTCATTTCTATATTACCTTCTTCATTTTTTATTTCAATTTCTTCAAAAAAAAGGCTTTCATTAATTTCATTTGAATATATTTCTAGTTCTTCGTCTCTTATTATTTCCCTAGTTTCCTCTTGAATTATTTCTCCTTGATCATCATATTCTGCTGGTGTAATAATTTCATTATATCCATATTCTATATTGTTTTCGTTTACTACTTTTACAATCAAAGGATTTTTGAATGCTATAAATTCTAGTATATTGTCTATGGTTTCTTTATTTCCTATGCCGTGAAATAATCTTTTTCCATTATTTATATTACCAATAGGGTAAACCTGTTGCATTTTTAATTCTCGATAAATTTCTTTTTGCTCTTCTGTAAAAGCTGGCTCTATATCTTCCGCCCATATTATTTTTAACATTTTTCATTTATCAAATTATCTCCGCTTTCTGTCAATAGTAAATCTCCGTTTTCTGTTAATAAATAATTAACATCTGTTATTTTAGCTAATTCATAATTTGGAAGTTCCTTATTGTATATATTTACCTCTTTAATATTACTCGCAAAAACAGTTCCACCCCAGTTTCCAATTTCTAAACTTTCGTTTGAATGGTCAAGTGTTTGAGTTTCTACTTCGCTTAGTTTCTGTACGCCGTCTTTGTAGATTTTAGCATTTACATCTGAACCATCTTGAAATACTGAAAAAGCGTATTTGTTTTCTGTTGATTGGGTTAGATCTGCATCGTCATAAACCCAATAACTCCCGCCAATATATGGTGCATATCCGTACGTTGTACTTCCTATCGTGCGTGTTTCATAACTTGTTCCTCTATTGTCTTGACTACCAAATAGCCTTGTGTTAGCAGCCGCATAATCAGCCCCAGCACCTAAAGGACTCCAAGTACCAGCTAAACAAAAACTATTCGGTAAAACTTTTCTGCTTGTGTTGTCTACTGTTAAAGAATCTGCTGTTCTTGTGACTGTTGAGGCTTCGGTTTTTATGTATGAGGTGGGGAAAGGTGAGGCTTCTAGTTGAGCGCCCCATATATAAACATAATCACCAGAAACTCCTTGTATCCTACCTGCTCCTGAACGACTTGGTGTTAGAACCATACTGCCACTTGGAGTAGTCAATATTGCAGTCGCTTGAAAAGAACACTTATACCAGCCATCATATAGTTCTGTTATTGTTGCAGTTCCGTTTATCTCTGTATTTACTGTGCCGTTATCTAAATCAAATATGGCTTGTTGGATGCCAAACCCTATTGCACCGAAGGTCAGCGATATATAATTAGTATTTCCCTTTTTAGCAAAAACTGTTTGGTTATATGATTCTCCTAAAACTACACTTTCACTTTGGGATGTATAGCAATTGCCAGTTGTAGTTGCTAATTGTTTATTGCCAGTTAAAGTACCATCTACTGATATAATATTATTAGTAGTGATAGATGTTCCTATTTTATTCCAATCAGCATTATTAAAATCCTCACTATAAGTAATCAAGTTAGTCCCAGCAGGTTCGTTCAAATAACCTTTCAAAGTACTTTCTTCTATTGAGCTGCCGTCTCTTTTTGTTTTGAAGTATTTAACTCCGTCAACATTTGCTCCATGGTAGTATTCTTCTTTTATTGAGATGTTGTCTATGTCTAACACATCACCTATAGATCCTGTATTAGCTAAATAGAATCTGCATTGTTCTTGTGTTGCTTTAATTATAAATTCATACTCTTGCCAAGATGCTGTTAAAGTAGGATTTTTAATAACTAATTGTGAAGCTAAATCAACATTATTACCTATAGAACTGAACACACTTGCTCTAGTGCCTTTTGCCTTGAATTTAATTTTATAATATTTACCAGTTGTTATTAATGTTCTATTAAATCCTTTATTTGCATTTGTAGTAGTATAAGTCGCTCTCATAAAAGAACTATCTTCATAAGACAAAGTGGTTTCAATTTGACTATAATCTCCTGTTGTATCTGTATTAAAATCATCATCTAAAACAACTTCACCAGTCGCAACACTCACCCCTGTACTTACATACTCAGAGGCTTCTGTTTGTGTGCCTGATAAATGTTCAACTTGATAACCCCAGATATATAAACTTGAAGTACCTGCTATTGCAGTTGTACCATGATTTCCTTCAGCTAAATAAACACCACATCTTCTAATTTCTGCTGTTGCTACTACAACTGAACATCTATGCCAACCATTACCAATATCAGTTATTGTTGCGTCTGAATGTTCAGCTCCTGTTGTCCCTACCACCCCATTTTCGACATCAAACCAAGTTTTAGCTTCCCAACTACTGTTTGTATATAAAGCCCCCCAGCTTGAATAACCTTTTTTAAAATGAACTGATACTCTAATATTGCCCTGTTCTGGATTAGTTCCTATATTAGTATTATTACAAATCCCAGCATTAGTTTGACCTGCTCCCTGAACGCATAGACTTGCTGTTGAGCTTCCGTCTGGTGCTTCATTATCTTCAGAATCAATCGTACATCTTGTATTAGTATAAAACCCATAAGACGCATTAAAGTTCTCACTATTATTAAGCAAATTCTCAACCCGTCTAGCTCCAGTAAACCTAGCCTCATTAATCTTGCAAGTGTGCATAGCTCCCTCAAAATCAATAACTGTACCTGTTGTACTTCTTGAGAAAGTAGGTGCTACATTACCCCTGTCTTGTAGAATACTATTTTTGAGTGGTAGTCTATAGCTTGATAAAAAATTACTTATTGATGATCTGCCTCTCCTCCAAAGTCCGAGAATTAATCTCAAAGGCATTATATTTTTTTAAATTCGAGTACCGCTTAATAAATTAAAGTGAAAATACACTTTGCTATCTGTATCATCATTTCTTAAAAGAAAAACAGAATTTAAATCTGTAATTCCAAATATTTTTTCACCACTTCCTGACGGTATTAAAGTATATTTTGTTGCTGTTTCTCCTGTTGCCGTTGCTATTCTTACATCTTGAGAGGCATAAGAAAAAACAAGCTCTACGGCTTGGTCTGGTATTACTAGCTCTATTTCTGAGGATGATACATCTACTGGTGAAGTTTCTGGAGTGTCTGCTCCATCTTCACACATAAATTTAGATGGTACTGGTATTTTATATCCTTCGTCATCTTTTGAAAATCTTTTACTATCATTCATATTTTTAATTTAAGTTTATTTTTTTCTAAAATCAAGCATTTGCAATTGTTATTCTCCAATCTAAAAAAAGTGTGTCAAGTGAAGTTAATGTTTTATCGATTGCTACCCTTGAGACTATTAAACCGCTATCTGTTGTTGCTGTACCTTCTGAAAATATCCCTGCTTCTTTTATTGTGATCGTGCTTCCACTTATACTTCCAGCTTCAAATATAGTTGCTACTGCTCCCACATTATCATCATTTGCTCTTGTAGTTGCGAGAGTTCTTGCTGTTTCTGTTTGTAATTTTATATCACTCGTACTAGGTGTATTTGTTCCAGTTCCTACTGCAATATAATTTGCTAATAATGAATAAGTAGGAGTTGCACTTGTCATTCTCTCGACTATTGCAGATTGATAAATTAATGGTATAATATTCTCATATTCTGTAATATCATATTTTATCCCATTTCTTATTTTTCCTATTGTCCAAACCCCTTTTAAATCTAAATTTAACTTTGATTTTATATTTTCCATTGTTGCTATGATAATTTACTGTAGTCTAAAAGAAAAGCCCTTTTATTGTCTGTAAAGCCTGTTGGAAAATATGGAGTTAATACATAACTGATACTTTTATTTAATTCGCTATAGTTTTCGTCTGCCAATTCTATTTCTTCACTTATTGAATTCTCATCTGTTTCTGCATTTACCAATTCGCTAAAAGTTAAATTTTCACTGTAATTCTCAAAAACTTCTACTGTTTCGTTTTCATCTATTGAAATTTTTTGTTTAAATAGTAGATTTTTTAAAAATTCTTCAAAGCCAAATAATACAGTTGAAAATTGAATTGTATTTTTCCATAATCTACCAGCTATTAATTTTTTAGTTATTTTTTGAATAACCGCCGATCCCGTGAATTCTGGTAAATAGATATTTAACAATTGACCGACCTCAAGTCCTTCTTCTTCTGTGTAAAAACTTCCGCTTATTGTTGTATTGCTATAATTATCAAGATAAGTTTCTGCATATTGCTTCGCTGTTTCTTTTGAGCTAATACTCGTATCTTCCAAAACCTTTTCAAATTCTCCATTAGTAGTAGGAAATAATAGCTTCATTGCATCTATTGAGTTTTGTCTTTTTACTTTGATTCTAATGTCATAATAATATTTATAATCTACTGTCAAAGTATCTGAACTCGTCAAAGTTGTCTCTACTCCATTTTTAATATATTTACTATTATAATTAACTACAAAATCAGTTGTTGGCGTTTCTTCTATGAATTCTATTCCTACAGTTTTTATTGTTCCATTTACTTTGACCGTTATATCAGTTGGGGAGTGTGGTAAATAGAAAATAGTTTTTAATCCATCTCCTTTTTCGGTGTGTGTTTGTTCTATTGTTTTTTCTTGTCCACCTCTTAATATAACTACATTTGTTATCTCTGATACATTAGGAGTTATTTTTAATTCTTCATAAAATTCTCCTTGACCGTCTATATTTAAAGGGGCGGTTTCTGTGGTTCTTGAAAAAAAATCAATACTTTTATTCGTGTTAATTCTCCAATTATAATTTATTGTATTTGCTAATTTTTCTATTGCATCACTAGGTGCTTCATTATTGATAGGATATATTTTTATATCTGCTCCGTCTTCTATATCTCCTATGGTAAAGCCTGTAGTCCAGTTTGTTATTATGTCTTTTATTATATCTCCTGCGGTTTCTGTTTCATAAGTGTATGCGATTTTAGTTCTGTCAAATAATCTTTTCCAAGTTGAACATTTGGCGGTATATATTTTTACACCTTTTTTATTATGAATTTCTACTTTTTCTACAATTCCAGCAAAAACAATATTTTTATTTATTTCTTCTATTATTTGCGGTGTATATTCTGTTTTTAATTCTTCTCCTGCTTCTGTAGTTAAAAAATCTAAACTTTCAGTCAAAATATTTACTGGATTTACTGAATGTATTATTTCTTTGTCAAATTCTGTGATCGTGATTATATCCCATTCTTTTATTTCCTCTTCTGTCTTAAAACTGCAAGTTTGACCATTCGCTGTATTAGAATTTGATATTTTTAAACTATTATGAGTTATGTCAATTTCCTCTGTTTCGCTTCCTCGTGTTATTTCTACTTTTACAGCTCCTATTATTTGACTCATATTAGTATGATAAATTAGGCTTCATTTTATTAAATGCTTGATCTACGATTTCTTTTGCATTATCTTCATCAATTAAAATAGGATTATTAAAATTAAAAATATTGCTTCCGCCACCTCCATAATTATTTAATTTACTCAATGGTATAACTGCCTCGCTTTCTCCTCCCTCTCCTATCATTGCTAGAGTTGGCTTTGTTGCTATTCCACCTTCTGCGAGTTGTGGGACTGTTGATATATTTGCACTACCTACGCCATAAATATCTACAGAATTTACCGCTCTAATCATATCATTGACTAATTTTATAACTGAATTTATTTTTGATTTTATATTTTTAATTAAAGAGTCAAAAATTCCCTCTGCTGTATCTTTTATGCCTTGCCAAGTATTACCCCAAGCCTCTGATATAAAATCAAGTCCAGAATTAAATATAACTTTAATGCCTTCCCAAAAATTGAAAACTGAGTTTTTTATACTTTCCAGAACAAAAGAAGATATATTTTTAATTTCGCTCCAGCCTCCAATCCATTTTATTTTTAGAATCTCTATCCCATTTATAAGCTGAGTTGTTATTTCTTGCCATTTTATAGATATCCAAGTTTTTATGTTTTCCCAAAATTCAATTATTTTATTTTTCGCAAATTCCCAATTATCAACAAGCCAAAGAACACCAGCGACCATTCCACCGACCATTGCGCCACCTAACAACCAAGGGGCTACTGCGACTGTTAATGTTGCAAATGCTGGAACTAAAGAAGTTATTATTGTTGCATACAAAGACATCATTACAGGTATTAGTGCAACTGTGATTGCTGTTGATATTCCTATTATTGCAATTTTATTTTCTTTTAAAAATAAAGAAAAATTTTTAAAAACTTTTATTAATTCTAGTATTTTGCTAACTAAAGATGTTGCAAATGGGATAATCTTTTGTCCTATTTCTTCTCCAAGTGTTTTCAAATCTGATCTAAGTCTTTTAGTGCTGTTCGCATAACTATCAGAAGTTTTAATCGCGTCTCCTACTGCTCCTTGTATAGTCATTGACTCTGTGATTATTGACAATCTAGCTATTGCTTTTTGTTGTTCTGTTGCACTTGCTGTTGTCTCATCAAATCCCAATGCTTGTAATTTTAAATCTAAAGCACTAGCTTTTATATTGATACCAAATCTATCTAAAACCTCTGAACTTCCACTCATTGCTGAAATAAATCTTTGTTGTGCTTCTGCATCTGATAAATTATTGAAAGATGCAAAATCTATTGATAAAGCTTGTAAACCTGTCGCCATTTTATAAGCTTCATCTTTAGCTAATCCCATTCCAACTGCAAATCCTTGAAAAGACGATAAGCCTTCTTTTATATCTGTTGAGTTTCTCCCTACTGCCTCGCTTAGCTTCTTTGTGTAATCTTCTGCACTATTTGTTAATGAACCAAAAACTGCTTCAAATTTATTTTGTGTTTCTTCTGAATCACTAGCTAAATCTACAAATTTCTTACTTGCAAATGCTATAGCTGTTGCTCCTGCGGTTAATCCAACCGCCATATTTTTAAGTGTACTACTAAAACTTTTTACTTTTTTTTGACTTGAGGCAATTCCTTTTTCAAAATTGCTTACATCTGCTTTGATTTTTGCGATTACTGATCCTGCGTCAAATGACATATTTTATAAAAATTTATTTTTAGCTAGAAAATTTTTGTTAAATTCTCTAATTGATTCTTTTGTTATTTTCTCATCTTTTGAGCTTTCTCCTTTAATTGATTTTAGACTTTTTAACTTATTAAAAAAATCTTTTCTCGCTTCGTCCTTCATTATTGTAGTTAATGCACCATTTGCACATTCTAAAGTTCTCATTCTATGATTTTCTAGAATTTCATCTCCGATTTTTTCAAGATAAAAAACTGCTTCTTCATAATATAGTTCCAATGTTTGCTTTTTAGAAAAACCATAATAAAAAGCTAGACGATGGATTATTTCGCCTAGCCAATTTTTTTGATATTTCTCTTCTTTTTCTAGTTCTTTTCTGCTTCGCTTTTTTGTGTTTCTGTTCCTGCTTTTACTAGAGTTTTTATTTTGTCTAAAAAAAAACTATTTGCTTTGATTAAAGCTTGAAAAATCTCATATATATATTCTGGATGAATTTTGTCTATTTTTTCTTCTTCAATATCTAAACAGATTTTTAAAATTTCTTTTACATCATTCCATGCTCCACCTATTATTTCATTAAAATTAGACAAAAGATTTTCTACCACTTCCCCTTCTTTTTGCTTGGAAATTTCACTTATTATCTTTGGTAATTTTTCAAGTTTAGAACTAACAATAGCAATTTCTCCAAGTCCAAGTTTTTTTACTTTTACTTCTCCAAAGTTAGTTTTAACTATTATGTGATTTTCTAATGCTATATTATCCATTAATCAGAAATCCCAATTGTAAATAATTTGTTGTTATTGTCTTTGCTATCATCTATGATACATTCTGCCGTTATTGTCAAAGTTCTATCATTATTTACATCAAAAACTATATCATCAATATTAGTTATGATTACTTTATGGAAATTATAATCCTCTGATAAATCCGTTGCCATTTCTACTGGATGAAGTACTAATGCACTTGCTGTCATTTCTACTCCTGCTTCATTTCCTACTTCTACTTGGTCTTCTGTACTCCCTGTGGTTAGTGTTGCCATAGGTATGAACTTCGCTAAATTTGTTTGACTGTATTCTGCGAAAGTCATTGAAAGACTTACAGTTTGTCCTATTAAAGTCTTTTTAACTGGACTAGAACCGAATTTTTGAATTGTTGTATCATGTGTATCTGTATTTATTGTCAAACTTACACCATCTCCTGCTGTTTCTCCTAAGTCTATTGAATTATAAGTCACTGTTGCTCTTCCTAGTTTTAGATTTGCTGTTGTAATTGCCATTATTATTTTTTAAATTATTTATTTTGTGTTAGATCAAGAAGTGATTTAAATCTTTCTATTTTTTCTATATCTTTTGAGACTTTTACAGCTTTTTCTTTTGTGATTGAAATTTCTTTAAATTTAACTTTATTACAAAAAGCATTTTGCTTTACCCTCGCAAATACAAATTTTTCTACTTTCTTTTCCTTCTTCTCTTTCTTTTTCATTAAATGTAGATTAAATAATCTAAAAATTATTGTCAAAGTTTTATTTTAAACAAAAAAAGCAATAATGTTTCTACTATTGCTTTTGATGTGAAACGCACCATGTCTATTTTATTTTACTCTTTTTTTAGAAAATTGTTAGAGTTTTTAAATTTTAACAATTTTCTATATAAAAAGTTTTAGCAGAAGTTTTAAATTTTTTGCCTTTATATTCTATTATTATATCAAGACTACTGCTATAATATCCATTCTGTATATCATAACAATTAATAAGCATAGAAATTGAGTTTGAATCATTTTTCAATGTTAGTAGAAAACCGCAACCCTCTACTTGTTTTATAATTATCTTATTTATCTTATTGAATTTTTTTAACATTTCGTTGTAAAATTCTAAAACTGAAAAATCAGCATATACAATTTCACAACAATCTTGTTCATGATATTGCTTTATTATTAAGCTTCCTATCTTAGCATATGCTTTTTCATCTGACTCAAATACTTCAATCTGTGGATTGTTTATGTCTATATCTATTATTAAACTTTCTTTTTCAATTTCCATTTTGTTTTTTTAAATTCTGATTACCGCCTACAATATAGACGGAGGTCAAGATTTAATTAATATTATTTTTTGAACTGAAGAAAAAACTCATCATATTCCTCGCCCAGCTCTTCTTCGTGCATCGCTGTTCTTATATTTTTAAACCTATATAGTTGTAAAAATATACTAAACATTTTTACAATATTATCATTATCAGTCTTAAGAATTGGTTTTAGCGTTAGCCAATTCTTATCTGATTCTAAGAATATAAAATATTCATAGTTTTCAGTTTTTAAACAAAATCTTTTTGCGATTTTGTAGCTGTTTATGAAAGTTAAAATGTTTTTAGTACATTTTAATTTTTCTTTTGTAGTTTTGGCTTTTTTAAGCCTTATTGACAGTATTCTGCCAAACCCTAAACCGTCTTCGCTGTATCCACAGCTCACGACTCTACCTTTTTTTATGATGTTTCCTTCCTTTTTCATATTCTTTTTTTAAATTACCAACATCTTATATATTAATATTTTGATTGTCAATGAAAAATCTAACTTTATTATAATAAAGTCTTATTTATATCTTGATAAATTAAAAAATGATTATATAGTACCTCTAATATGAAAAAGATAATTATTGACCACTTTCCAGACTACTTTTTTTATTTCGTCATCCGTACTTAATCCTAATGAATAAGGTCTTTGGATTGCTCTTGAATATAAAGCGTGTACAGTTCCTATTGTGATATTTTGTTTTTTATCCAATAAAGCGTAAATACTTTTTGCTGTATCCATTGCCTTTTTATATCCTCCGTTGCTTATATCTGCTCTTATCATTATTTGGATTGTAGGATTATCAATAGGTACATTTTGATTTGATTGTAAACCTCCACTATCTGATAAAACAATACAATTTACTCTATTTGGTGCTGATGCTTTAAAAATAGTTTTTCCTACTACTCCTATTCCCTCATTTTCAAGAAATTGTGCGACTTGTTCTATCATCTTATTTGTCTCATATTATTTGCTATTTCTCTTCCTAAGTTTAATTCTTTTAAAGGTTTCTCTAAATATTTCTGGCTTCTTCCTTGTCTCTTAATATTTAAACTCATATCTTCATGTAGTCTAGTTGCATATTTTTTATTATATCCGACCGTAATCTCAAAATCTTTTCCACTATTCACTTTTGGCTTTGTGGAAGTATAAGAATTTTTTAATGGTCCTTCATCTAATGGAACTAAAGATTGAGATTTATTTTTTAACTCTCCCTCTGCTAGTAATATCAATGATTTTTCTAAAATTTTACTTGCTTTTTCTCCATATTCTTTGAATTTTTTTTCTATTTCTCTTGTATCAAATTCTATGGAAATTATTTTATTAGACATTTTATAATGTTATTTTTCCGATTCTTCTTTTATATCCTCTAAGTAATTCTTTAGCTCTTGGTGAGACTGTCTCGATCATTGTCTTATTATCTTCCTCTATCCCATAAGCTATATCAGGTGAATTTTGATAAAGAAACTCGACTTGTGATATTGTTGCCTCTTTTACTCTTTCCGGTATGTATGTATTATCTGTGCCGTCTGAATAGACATCTTGTTTTCTTGGAAATAATCTTTGTTGATATTCTGCTTCATCTTGGCTATCTTCGTATTTAGTCCAATATCCACAGAATGCGTCAATATATTTTTCTGCTCTTAATATAAGATTATCGACTGTGTCATCACTTTCACATGCTAATGCTGTATTTCTAGTTTGTGCTTTTACTGTTGTCGCTGTTGTATATGTTGTACTCATATTTTTATGATAACAAAAAAAGCATATTTTTTACAATATGCCTTTTCATAAATATATAAAAAAAAATCTTACAAAGGTGATTCTCCGTCTTCTTCTTTTGACTTCTCTATTTTCTTTGATTTAGCTACTTCTTTCTTTTCTACTTTCTCTTTAGCTACTTCTAATTCTAAATCTAAAATATCTTTTGAAACTTCTACTTTCTCAAAAGACATTTTACAATTTTTATTGAAAATTGCTTTTTCTTTTTTAGTTAGCTCATCTGTGTTAATGATTGTTTTTTTAGTTATATATCTATTTCCTATATAGACATTGTCTATTGCTTTAATTAACATTTTTATAATTTAAAATTATGTGTGGCTTTTTTTAGTTAGAGAGCCACGAACTCTAAAATTTAAAAAAACTTTATAAAAAAGTAAAAATATTTTAAATTAAATCTGATATTAAATCAAATTAAGAAGTTATTCCGTATAAATCTACATGGTCTCTTCCTACTCCTTCGACTGCTACCGCAAATTTACATTGATAAGTTCCTACTTCTAACCTAGAAGATGATCTAGTACCTTCTTTTTCATATCTCAATTCATCTCCTGCTACAAATCCAGCTTTGATTTTGTCTGTGTCTGAAATAGATATTCTATCTGTTGGCATATCTCTATCAATTGCAAGATTAAACATCATCCCATTATATTCATAAGAAGTTGCTAAATCTCCTTGATTTCTTGTATATAGATTTGTACCGCTAAATCCGACTGGAGTACTTGAACTTGCTGTTGCCGCTGGTGAAAATCCTGAGATTGTTCTCGCATTAGTTAGATTGCAAATTATAGTACTAGCTGAACCATAGTTATGTGCATCAGATAATCCACCTTCTAATTTAGCTTGAGTTAAAGCTCCACCAATATTTGTTCTTAGTGTATCCCTTGTTGAACCTGCACTATCTGATATTTGGTCTAGCAGTCCTGCTGTTGTATATGGTTGCCCTGCTTTTGTTCCTGCTCCCTTTACACCTTTTACAGTTGTTCTCATCATCAATTTAAAAATTCTCTCTAGTGCTTCTCTTTCGAGAACTTCTGGAGATTGATAAAACTTTTGAGGTTCGTTTGCATTAGATTTTGAATACTGAACTGTCTCAATTAGAGTTTGAGCGTAATTAGTATATGTATATGTTGCCTCGCTTCTTTGAGTTGTATTTTGTTCATTTCCGTCATTATTAGCTGTACCAATAACAGAAAAAGCTGAACCGTCTGCCCAAATTGCCCCTGTTGTTGAACCTACTCCACGAGCGAAAACATCTATTGTTTCTGCTGTTCTGTCTATGTCTTTGACTGTTACTACTTCTATGGTTGCACCGCTTTTTACCTCTAGTGTATCTCCTATACCTATATTATTAATATAATCTGATTGTATCGGTAGGTCTGTAGTTGCTGTTGCATCCCATCCTCCTGCACTTCCATCTCCTAATAATCCGCTAAGGCTTGATTGTGTTCTACCTCCTATTTCGAAAGCTGTTCTGTCTAGTGGTCTGTCCCATCCTGAAAGACGATTAAAAAGTGTGCCTTCGAATGCTAAAGGTTTAAATGTTTGTGCTGTTCCTAGTATAAACTCATCTGGTTTATTACTTGCGTCATCATAGTTAGTATAACATCCGTTAAGATTAAAATTACTCATTTTCTTGTATTAAATTATGTTTTTGATTCTCTCTTCTTGAGAGTTATTTCACGAGCTGTTTTCATTAGCTCCCTTTCTTCCATAAAACTTAATTTTTCCCCTTTTTCCTTTTTTTGTATCAAAGTATTAAAAGTTTTTTCTTTCGTGTCAATTTCTTCTCCTTGTGGATTTCCTCCACCATTTCCGACATTGATTTTTCCGATTAATTTACTTTCGTTTGCTTCTACGAATCTGAGAAGATGAACATTTGAAATATTACTAGGTAAAGCATCCAAGAGACTTTTATTTTCTTTTGGTATTTTCTCAATTTTGCTTTTTAAAATCTTTTCTACTTCTGATTCATAATCAGTTAAAGAAGTTTGATTTTTTTCTAGCTTAGCTTTCAATATTCCCAGTTCTTCATCTTTAGATTTCAATACTTTTTCAAATTCTCCCTTTTTTACCGCCTCTGCCTCTGCTTCTGTTTTAGATTTAGCTTCCCTTTCAGTTTCTTTTGCTTGAAATTCTGCGAGTTTGCTTTCAAGTTCTTTAGACTTATCTAAAACTTGATTTAATCTTGATTGCGGTATCATATTTTCTTTATTGTCTTCTGCTTTTTCCTCGTTTTTTTTCGAGTTCGACTCGTTGGATTCTGCTTTTTCATTTAAGAAAATAAATCGTTTTTCTTTAAATAAAGAATTTGTTTTTTGATTTCTTTTGTAAAAAATCATAGGTTTAAAATTAAATTTTTCGTGTTTTTCGTGCAACGCCACGATTAAAAAAAGAATACAATATATTTTAGTTTTGTAAAGTTATACTATTTAAACTCTTTTTTTACATCTCTTTGAGCTTGATAAAATTTTTGTCTTTTATCTTCTGTTGATAAATTTTCTTGTAAATTTCCTTTTATGTCATTTTCTTTTAAAATATCATTTAGCTTTTTCTTTTCTTCTTGATTTAGCGGTTTTGGTTTTGGCTCTGCTTGTGCTTTTTTGTAGTCATTTGGATTGACTGCCGAAAAACTGTGGAGGCAATTTGGATGCTGAAAATGATTACTTCGAGCTTCTGAAATTGTTGTTAATCCTTTTGTTTTCCCTGTTAGTGATAAATATCTACCTTCATAAGGTAAACATAAAGGACATATAGTTCCATGATTACTAACTTGTACTACATCAAAGTTATTTTCTATCAATATATTTTCTGCTCCTTGATTTCCAGCATTAGACATAGTTGTAATTGCTAACATTCTTGTATAATTGTTCAATTGCCACCTCTTGCCTCCTTTATCCACTAAGACTGTTATTCCCTCATTCTTTATTTTCCTTGCTATGTCTTCGCTTATTTCTTTTCTGGCTTCTCCTGTTATTAGTCCACTTGCTATTTCTTCTCTGATTTCTTTTTGTAGTCCAAAATTTATTATTTCCTCGCTTACTTCATTTATCGCTGTCATTGACCTAGCAAATCTTAAATAACTGTCATCTGCTAAGGTCTGTACTGCTCTTGTATGGATTACTGCGAACTCATCTCCTACATCATAGCCGAATAATCTAATTTGTTTTTTTGCTTCATTGCCAAATTTTTTATAACTTTCTGGCAATTTTTCAGCTATCCATTTTTTAGTTTCTTCATCTAATTCTTCTATTACTTCATTTATCTTTTCTAGCATTTTTCCAGCTCGTGGTTTTGTCATTGAGACTTTCCCGAATCTCATTAAATTATCAATGATTTTTATTTGAGCTTTTGCATAAAAACTAGCTATTTCTTCCGAATTCTTTTTTAAAAATTCTTTATTGTTTTTCACTTAATATTTTTATTAAATATTCTTTTGCTTCTGCTTCTGTTTTAAAAATATCTTCTAAAGAAAAGTTTAGATTTTTTCTTTTTATCAAAACAATAAAAACACTATATCCGAGTACTAAACTAGCTTCTAAATTTTGACCTTTGAATTTCCCTTTTTGAATTTCAAATTTTAAATAATCTTCTTTTTCTTCTGCTTTTAAAACAAAACATTCTTTATGAATTTCTAAATTTTTATTCATAAGTTGAGTATGTTTTAAATTCTTCGTGATCACAAATTATCAAAATATCCATAAAACAAATTTAAATGCAAAAGTTGTTGAAAATACAAAAAAGCCACTCAAGAGACAAAATATAAATCCAAGCAAAATTCTAAACTTCCAATAATCTATAATTTCTCTTTTATCTTCAATAAATTTATTTACTTTCTCATGCTTCTTTTTGATTTTATTTATAGGATTTTTCCCTCCTATATTGTAGATTTTCATAAATCTATTTTTCTTCTTTTTCTTCTTAGCAAAGTTTTTTCTATATTAGAAATTAAATTTTTTCTTGTTTTTTTACAAATTTTTTTTAAAAAAAAGAATTCTGTTTTATTTTTTGAACTTACATTAGCAGAAGAAAAAATAACCATATCATCAAATATATATGTTTTAATATGGATTTTTGCAAATCTTATTTCTTTTAAAAAAAAAGCAAAATTTCTATTTTTTCTATAAAATTTCATTGTTTCATCTGCACAAACTTTTAAATTTTTAATATTATTTTTTAATAAAAAATAATCTTTAGCTGAAATACTATAAGTATAAATATCTAATTTTTCTTGTTTATAATCTTCATAAATTTTTAATAAAATCATTAAAAAATGAAATTTTGAAAAATAAAAAATATCTTCTTTAATATTTAAATCAAAATCATCATATATAATTATATCTTTCATAAATCTATTTTAATCTAAATTTAATAATAAGATAAATATTTATTGATAGCGTTATAAAACTCATTGAATTTGCCAAAGCTATTTCAATTTGATTTTCTAAAATTGACTTAATTAAAATTAAAGTTATAGCAAAATAAGTTAGAACATAAGTGAATAAAGAAATATCATCTGATTTTTTAGATTTAATCAGTTTTATTATTTGCGGTATTCCAGAAAGTAATAATAAGGGAGTTGCTAGAAAGAAAATCATTTATCAAAAGTAAATAAACATTCGTTTGGCTGGTCTTGGTTTGTGCCTCCGCATAAACTTGATTTTTGTTCAAAGCTTAAAATTTTTCTAAAATCTTTTGGGGCATTATATTCACTTATATATACATTATTTGTTTTTGATTTTTCTCTGCACCAGTTCCAAAACTCTTTATAATTTACACTTTCTTTGTATTCTGCTGTTTTTTCATATGGAGGGTCACAATATATAACATCGTTCTTAGAGATTTTAACCTCCTTATAATCTAAAGAAGAAAATGCCAGTTGTTCTAGTTGTTCTAGTCGTTCTAGTCGTTCTAGTCGTTCTAGTTGTTGTAGTTCAAATTTTCTAGTTTTCAAATATTTACATACTTTTAAAAGTGCTATTCTTCTTTTGTGCCAGTTGTCTTGCTTTAAAATTCCATCTAAATATTTTTGAGGCATATTCGGAATTAATTTTTTAATTAATTCAGGGTTTTTATTTATAACTAATTCATGTCCAGCTTTTTTATGTTTTTCTACTGTTTTACCAAATAAATAACCTTTTTGATTATTTCCAAAGCTCCAGCAAGATAAAACATATCCTACATACCAGTTCTCATATTTTTGAGGGTTATTAATGACATCAAAAAATTTTTCTCTGCTAACAAATTCTAAACATTTATTTATATCTAAATCTTTTAAAATTGTTTGTTCTAAAATTGCTATTATATATTTGTTTTTATCATTTGCTAAAACACTCCATCCATTTTTTAAAAAATATTCTGAAATAGCAAAACCACCACAAAGCAAATCAACTAATTTAGTTGATTTTGGATTTAGATTTTTGATTGCTTGATATATTTTACCAGCTGATTTTCTTTTACTTCCTAAATAAGGTAGTGGCATTTTTAAATTTGTATTTTAAAAGATTTATTACAATGAGGACAATTTATAAGCTCTTCTTTGAATTGCTTTTCTCTTTCTTCATTTCCTTTTATGTTATCAAAATCAATTTCTTCTACTTCTGCAATTTTAGAGATTTTCTCTAAATCAAATCCACTTAAACCTATCAAATCATCATTTAATCCTTTTATTTCTTCTATAGCTAAATCGAGATCCCACTCTCCCATTTCTGCTATTTTATTATCTGCTAATCTCAAAGCTCTTACCTCTTCTTTAGTTAGATTTTCCATTCTAACACAAGGTATATTTTTACCTTTGAGTTGCTTCATAGCTTCTAATCTCCCGTGTCCTGCTATGATATTATTTTTTTCATCAATTAAAACTGGTGTTGTAAATCCAAATTTAACTATATTTTGAGCTAACAAATCTATTTGTTTTTTTGAATGGATTCTCGCATTTCTTTTATAAGGTTTTAGTTTATCAATTTCTATGTTTTCTATTTTCATTTAAAGTTTTATTTGCGGTGTTCCGAAAATTGCACTTTGTTCTTGTTGTGCTTCTAGTTTTATTTCTTCTAATTTATTTGTTAAAGCATCACCACTTATTTTATCTAAATTTCTGATTGCATCTCCTTTGGTTTGTATGCCGTATTTTATCCTCTCTGCTTCAATAGTAGTTTGCTCTAAGACATCTTGAGGAAGTCCATTGTGATAACTTATGCTTATATCTTTTTTTTGTATTTCTACCCCTTCCCATTGCATAGCAAAAGATAAAAAAGTCTTAATGAAGTTTGTGTATCCTTTTAATTTCCTCTTTGTTGCTATTAGCATTGGATACATTCTAAGTAGTAAAGCCCCTACTTTTTCAGCTCCTCCCTTTGCATCTAATCCAAAAGACATTTTATCTTGTTGAGATAATCTAGCTATTGCTTCATTCATTAGATTGATATTTTTAAAAGCTTGTTCGATTAATGGATTTTTTGGCTCTATATATTCGGGTATCATAAAATTTCCGTTTTCCATTGAATCGACTTCAAAAACTTCCATATTTTTATTTTGTACTTCTCCATTTTCATCTAGTGTTCCGACTGGCACGGCAATTTTTGCATTTGCGTGTTTTTCTAGTTGTGTTGCTATCTGTGATAAGCTTCTGCAAAGTTCTTTGATAGGGCTTTTTATGTCTTCATAGTCTGAATATCCGAAAAAATCTCTACTTGTAGAATAGTTATTTACAAACCAAACAGGCATAATGTCAAGACCTGTTTTTTCTTCTTCTGGTAAATCTTCGCTATATTTTTTTATACTTACTTTTTCACCGATGCTTCCATTTGCCTTGATCGAGTACAATTCATATTTTATTAATCCTACTGTATGTTTTCGCATAAAATAATAGAATTTATCTCTGTTATTTTCTGGAATATTTACTATCCAAGATATTATTATCTCTTCTGGTGTGTCTTTACCATTGGCGAATTGAGGAAAAACTCTTGAAGGTATTATCTCCTGTACTTTCACTTCGTTGTCTTCCTTATAAGCTTCAAAGCATGTAAAACCAGCATAACTTTGAGTTATTGCTGATTTATAAAGTAAATCATAAAAATTACCACTTCCATTTGCTCGGTCCAAGAAGTCATCTAGTTCTTGTTGTGCTTTTTCATCTTCTACTTTTATTTGTGGATTTTCTAAAAACATTAAATCCGCAAAATTTCTACTTATTAACCTCGTATAATTTAAAACTACTTCTATTTTATTTTTGACTGATTTATCTTGATAATATTTATTTTTTTCTGCTACTTCTCCAAGAAATTTTAGAATTTTGTTGTATTCTCCTAGAAATAAAGAATAGTTATTTTCTATGTTTTTTGCTCTTGCTGTTTCCTCTGCCTTTGGAAAATTTAAATTATTTATGATTTTCATTTTGTTTAAATTACTTTATTTATTTACATTTTACAATTTTTTCCGCTAAAACTCGCTAGGTTTTGTTTCAAAGTTTCTTGTTTTTTTAATTTTCGCTGTCCCAAAGATAGAAAGTAATGTTGAATCTGGAATATCATCGTGTATATTTGGCTCATTTGGATGTGAATAGCTTATTAATCCGTCTCTTTCTCTAGTAGTTTTGATTAACTTTCTAAATTGTTTTTCGAATTTGTTTGTAAATTTATGGTTTGCTGGATAGCTTAATCTTTCTTTTTCTTTTTCTGCGAACATTACTTTTTGGCCTTTTCTAGCTAGAAGATTTTTACTTTGAGCTGTAAAAACAATTCTTTTTACTAGTAATACAAATCCCTTTTTTCTAAATTCTACTTTCAAACTTGAGATGACGGGATCACCAACTCCTGTACTATCTGAAAAAACTCTTTTGATTTTGAGTGTTTTTCTTTTTTCTTTTATCCATTCTGCTATATCTGGACATTGCTTATTTATATAATCTCCTTTAAATACTTCTATATCTCTTACATTAAACTCATAGTCTGTTATAACTGCATATGTTTCATCATTTGACTTACCCCAATCTATACCTACATCACAAATATCTGTGTTAAATTCTTCTTTTTCTCTTCTTAATTTTATTAAATCTTCCCAAGGTATAAAGTTTCCGAAGTTTACTAACCATTTAAGATAAAGATTTTTTTGAACTTCATCTGAACTTATTCCGTTATCTTTTATGTATTTTTCTTGAAAATCTATCCACCTTATCCACCTTTCATTTTTTGTTCTCTCATATTCCTCTTGTGCTGATATTTTTGCCTTTACATAGTCCATATAAAAAAGAGTATTGTCTTCATTCCAATATATATTTTCTATATTACTTCCATTTTTTGCACTTTCTATTTTTTCTTTTGCTAAACAATTTCTAAAGCCACCAGTAGAAATTAAAACATCTATTCCACCAGTTGTAGATAATGCGGGTAGCAATTGGTCTCTGTAGATGTAGTCATCTCCTAGATGTGCTTCATCTCTTATAATGATATTGAATGTTCTTCCCTCTTTTGTGCTTTTTTGTGTTTCTTTTGTTGCATATCCTTTATAAATTCCAAACTGGATAAAAGTAGAGCCATTATGCAAAGTTGCTCTATCATTTGATATTTCACCGCCCCAAGTATCAGGGTATCTAGTTTTTAATTCATTTAATTTATTTTTAATCTTCAAAAATATTTCACTAGAAGTATTTTTTTCTGGAGCTGTAAAACAAACTTTATAATTTTCGTTGAAAAATAAAGGAAAAACTCTAGCAAGAAAAATAAGAATTAAACAAATAAGTTCTGATTTTCCATATTGCCTTACCCAATTAAAAATAACTGTGTGATTTTTTCGTGCAAAAACTCTTTTGAATAAAACTTGAGATGATAATTTTTGTTCCTTTGTTATTTGAAAATCAAAATATATTAAACAAAAATCCTCAAAGACATTAGATAATTTTTTGAAAGCTTCATTTTTACCGCTTTCAATAAATTTAATCGTCTTCTGGTCTAACATTTTTATTTATTGCCAATAAAAAAGGGTCTGTATTAACTTCTATTTTTTGACTTTCTCCCCATTCCTTTTTAAATCTGTTCATCATGTTAAATTTCCAAGATTGAGCATTAAAATATGGTATTTTTCCAATTGTTCCTTTTAGTCCTATCCCTTCCCATAATTTCCTTTGTTCTCTCATTGCTTGTTCTATTTCCTCTTTTTTACAAATCTCTGGGAACTTTGTTAGATAGAATAAAACTGTTTCATTATCACATTCTGGAAAGCAAGATTTTGATAATCCGCCTCTAATATGATCTAGATATCTATCGAACATTCCTCTAACTTCTTTATCTGTTTTATATTTTCTATTATATGTATTGCCTTTTGGTGCTACAAATCGTTGCTTTTTATCTACCTTCTTTTTTGGCTTATTCTTTGGCTTTGACATAATCTTTTTTTATCTTATATATATAGCGATTGCGAAGTTTCTATTTATCTGTAGTGCTTTTTCATGTATTTAAAATTAGATTCTACTTTGTTTAAATCTAACTCTTGTAAATGATCATTGATTTTATTTTTTTTATTCTCTTCTAAATATTGGATATAACTTTTAGCTTTTTTTAACTTTGCCATTAAAAAGAAATTAACAAATATTTACTTGAATTGTCAAGTTATATAAAATTTTTCAAATTACAAAAACCACTAATAAGAATAAATTAATATATTTTCTTTCTTATCTATTCTGCCTCCCGTATGCTTAACCAAGATAAAACAATTAATAAAACAAAGACGGACAGAAGAAACTTAGGTATTCTTATAGTAGTTTTTTTAAAATTAGTTGTCAAGTAAAATCGCCTTTACTTTTTTTTAATTTGTTTTAAACAATCCTCCTTTTCTCTTCTTCCTTTTCTTGCTTTTCCTTATCTCTTCTATCAATTCAGCTTGTATGATATCATCAGGTCTATTGTCTTGAGTTTCTTCTAACCAATCTCCAAAGTCTTTTATTTCATTCATAAAATATCAATCATTTTTATATTTCTATTTAGATCTGTCCAAGCTTCAATTTGTTGTAAATATAATTCTATATTATTTTCATTTGCTGGTGCATAGATATGCATTGCTTGTCTAAGAGTTAGATTATTGCCATTTCTTAAAACATATCTCTTAAACCTCGCTAAAACTTCTTGCCTTGCCTGTTCTTCTGTCATCATACATAAATGTCTAGGTTTTCCATTCCAGCACATTAAACCATATCTATTTTTTAGCGGATTAGAGTTTTCTTTTTTTACTATTGCATTTAGTAGAGCTTCTTGATCTTGAGTTTTTTTAATTTCATTTAATTTTTCAAATATTTCTTGAGTTTTAATTTCAAAAACTGGAAAAATACTTATATAAATATTTAAGATTATTATTATTTTAATCATCTATTTCTTTCAATTCAAAGTTTTGATTTAGATTGTCTATAGCAAATATTTTTGCATTTCTTCTTTGCTTTGCTGTTTTTAATGGAAGTTTTAATTTTATTATTTCATTTGCTATTTCTTGATTTGTGAATTTATTCATTTAATAAGTTTTTTAATTAAGTATTTTTTAAGTTTCTTTTAAAATATCTTCAATATCTCTAAATAAATGTGCCACCCACAGTATCAAT